GATTATATAGAGTTTTAAATAAATTTATTACAATTAAATATGAATATCAAGGAAACGAAGAAGAATATAATCCAAGCTGGGCACAAAGCGGTTGAAGAACTAATTAAAGTTGCTAGAGAAGAAATAGTTGATTCAGACGAAGATATATCAGCAGATAGATTAAAGAATGCTGCAGCTACTAAAAAACTAGCTATATTTGACGCTTTTGAGATATTAAACAGAATCCACGAAGAAGAAGCAATGCTTGAAGGAAAACCAATAGAAGAAGAAAAGAAAAATACTTTTAAAGGATTCGCAGAAGGAAGATCTAGATAATGTACGAACAAACGTTATATAAGGTTATAGAACCAATAAAGCTAAACACTATAAAAAGATTGAATAAATCTAAAAAGTGGGAGTATGGTTATAATAAAGAAAACGATGTTGTAGTTATATCTAAAACTGGAATGATAGGAGAAATACTTGAAATTCAAGGTTTTAAAATAGCGCTTCCAAAAGAACCAAAAGAAGTTTATTCTTGTAGCAAAAATAAATCAGAGCAAAAATGGAGACAATTTCCTGCTAACCCTGATTTTAAAAGAATTAAAACCGTATTTGATTGGCAAGGATATCCTGATGAGTTTAAGGAAAAACACTATGGTTATATAGATGAGGAGTTTAGGAGAAGAGAAGAAGGGTTTTGGTTTATGAACAACGGTAAACCAACATATTTGACCGGTACACATTATATGTATCTACAATGGAGTAAAATTGATGTTGGAGCTCCTGATTTCAGAGAAGCAAATAGATTATTCTTTATATTTTGGGAAGCTTGTAAGGCGGATAATAGATGTTATGGAATGTGTTATTTAAAAAATAGACGTTCCGGTTTTTCATTTATGAGTTCAGCTGAAACAGTTAATCAAGCAACATTAGCAAGTGATAGTAGATTTGGTATATTATCTAAAACTGGTGCCGACGCTAAAAAGATGTTTACTGATAAAGTGGTGCCAATTAGTTTAAACTATCCATTCTTCTTCAAACCGATACAAGACGGTATGGACCGACCGAAGTCCGAACTCGCTTACAGGGTACCCGCTAAAAAGTTTACTCGTAAAAAGATGAGGGAAAAAGAGGAACAAGATGATATGGAGGGATTAGATACAACTATCGATTGGAAAAATACAGGTGATAATAGTTATGATGGTGAAAAACTTTCTTTATTAGTACATGATGAAAGTGGTAAGTGGGAGAGACCTGATAATATAAAAAATAACTGGAGAGTAACAAAAACTTGTCTACGATTAGGTAGTAGAATTATAGGTAAGTGTATGATGGGATCAACAAGTAACGCATTAGATAAAGGTGGGGATAATTTTAAGAACTTATATTACAACTCAGATGTTACAAAAAGAAATAGAAATGGACAAACTAAGTCGGGACTATATTCTTTGTTTATTCCTATGGAGTGGAATTACGAGGGATTCATTGATGAATTCGGACAACCTGTTTTCAATTCTCCAGAAAAACAAGCATTTGATCCACATGGAGTAGAAATAGAGTATGGAGTTATAGATCACTGGGATAATGAAGCTGATGGATTAAAAGATGACCAAGACGCTTTGAATGAGTTTTACCGTCAGTTTCCAAGAACTGAAGAACATGCGTTTAGAGATGAAACAGGAAATAGTTTATTTAACTTAGTAAAGATATACGAACAAATAGATTATAACGAAGGAAATAGAAATTCATCTGTATTAACAATTGGGAACTTTCAATGGACTAATGGAGTTAAAGATACTCAAGTCGTCTTTAATCCAGATCCAAATGGTAGGTTTAAAGTTAGTTGGGTTCCGGGTCAAAGATTACAAAATAACGTTATATTAAAAAATGGCGTAAAATATCCAGGCAATGAACATATGGGAGCATTTGGTTGTGACTCATATGATATATCAGGAACAGTAGATGGTAGAGGATCAAAAGGAGCTTTACACGGATTAACTAAGTTTTCAATGGAAGACGCTCCAGCAAACACATTCTTCTTAGAATACATAGCAAGACCTCAAACAGCTGATATATTTTTTGAAGACGTACTGATGGCATTGGTATTTTATGGAATGCCACTATTAGCGGAAAATAACAAACCTAGACTTTTATATTACCTAAGAAGAAGAGGTTATAGAAAGTTTAGTATGAATAGACCAGATAAGATTTGGAACAAATTATCTGTATCAGAAAAAGAAGTAGGTGGTATACCTAATTCAAGTGAAGACATAAAACAAGCACACGCCGCAGCTGTTGAAATGTATATTAATGATCACGTAGGATTATTAGAAGACGGCACTTATGGTACCATGTATTTTAATGAAACATTAAATGATTGGTCTAAGTTTGATATAACAAAAAGAACGAAGCATGATGCTTCTATAAGTTCTGGATTAGCGATAATGGCTTGTAATAGACATTTATACAAACCTAATCCTGATAGAAAGGTATCATCATTAAATTTAAATATATCAAAATATAATAACAAAGGAATTTCATCAAGAATAATAAAACAAAAAGTATGAATAACAGTCGAAATACTTTCGTCAGTTTTCCGTCTCAAGCGGTTAGCGATTTAGAGAAACTAAGTGAAGAATATGGACTCAAGGTTGCTAAAGCTATTCATAGCGAATGGTTTAGTGGAAGTAACAATAAGTATTTGAACAATATAAATAGTTTTCATCAATTAAGATTGTACGCTAGAGGAGAACAGTCAATCCAAAAATATAAAAATGAATTATCTATAAATGGTGATTTATCTTATTTAAACTTAGATTGGAAACCTGTTCCTATTATACCTAAGTTTGTAGATATAGTAGTTAATGGAATGGCTAATAGATCTTTTGATATAAAATGTTTTTCTCAAGACATACATGGAGTTAACAAGAGAACAGAATATATGGAGTCTATATTAAGAGATATGAGAGCTAGAGAGTTTAACGATATGGTTAAGCAACAGTTTAATATAGATTTGTACGAGAATGATGAAAGTACACTACCTGATTCAGATGAAGAATTACAACTACACATGCAGCTTAACTATAAGCAAGCTGTTGAAATGGCTGAAGAACAAGCTATAAATGTATTAATGGAAGGTAGTGATTATGATTTAATAAGAAGAAGATGTTTATATGATATAACAACGATAGGTATAGGTGCTACAAAAACAACATTTGATTTCACGGATGGAGCTAAAGTTCAATACGTTGATCCAGCTAATTTAATATATTCTTACACTGAATCTCCTTATTTTGATGATATATATTATATTGGAGAAGTAAAAGAAATACCTGTTAATGAATTAATAAAAGAATTTCCAGATTTAACAGAGGAGGAAATAAAAGAAATAACAGATAAATCAACAGATCCATTAAGACATACTCCGCATAGAGATAAAAACAAAATAAACGTTTTATATTTTAATTATAAAACTTTTGGTAATAATGTTTATAAGTTAAAGAAAACAGCAGCCGGAGGAGAAAAGGTTATAGAAAAAGACGATACATTTAATCCACCTGAGGATAAAGAAGGAGATTTTAGTAAAATAGAAAGAAGCGTTGAGGTTTTATTTGAAGGTGTTTATGTTATAGGCTCAAATAAATTACTAAGATGGAGAATGATGCCTAATATGATGAGGAGTCAATCTAATTTTAGTAAAGTTAAAATGACATATCAAGTTGTTGCACCTAGAATATATAATGGAAAAATAGAATCATTAGTTGGTAGAATAACAGGTTTTGCTGATATGATTCAGTTGACACATTTAAAGTTACAACAAGTATTATCAAGAATGGTACCAGATGGTGTATATCTTGATGTTGATGGTTTAGCAGAAGTTGATCTTGGTAATGGAACAAACTATAATCCACAAGAAGCTCTAAACATGTTCTTCCAAACTGGTAGTGTTGTTGGTAGAAGTTTTACATCAGAGGGGGATCAAAATCCTGGTAAAGTACCAATACAACAAATACAAAATGGTGGTGGAGGAAACAAAATACAAAGTTTGATAGCTACTTACAATTACTATCTACAAATGATAAGAGATGTGACAGGTTTAACTGAAGCTAGAGATGGCACAGTACCTGATCCTAAAACTTTAGTTGGAGTTCAAAAACTTGCTGCAGCTAATTCAAATACAGCTACTAGACATATACTACAATCAATGTTGTATTTAACAGCTGAAATGGCTGAGTGTATGTCATTGAGAATTGCTGATATAATAGAATATTCTCCAACACGAGAATCATTTATACAAGCGATAGGTGCTCATAACGTTGCTACTCTAGGTGAAATGAACGAATTACATCTCCATGAGTTTGGTATATTTATAGAGTTATTACCAGACGACGAAGAAAAACAAATGCTTGAAAACAACATACAAGTTGCATTAGGACAGAAAATGATTGATCTTGATGACGCTATAGATATAAGAGAGGTTAGAAATCTTAAGTTAGCTAATCAATTGCTAAAATTAAAGAGAAGGAAGAAGATGGAGAGAGATCAAATTATGGCTCAACAAAATATGCAATCACAAGCACAATCTCAATCTATGGCAGCTCAAGAAGCGGCAAAAATTGAGATAGAGAAGAATCAAACAAAAATAAAAGGAGAGCAAGAGTTGGAGAAAACAAAGAGTAATTTAAAAATTCAATTCTTACAACAAGAAGCTAGAGTTAAAAAAGAGTTAATGATGTTAGAGTTTAAATTAAATTCTAGTGCAAGAGCTCAAGAAACAGAGGTTTCAAATAAGTTAGAGATGATGAGAGAAGATAGAAAAGATGAACGTATAGATAGACAAGCTGCTCATCAAAGAGATATGATAGAGCAAAGAAAATCAGGTGATTCTGGTAAAGGTTTTGAATCATCAGGTAATGATATAGTTACAGGGGGAGTAGGATTAGGTGAATTTGGCCCTCGTTAATATTTAATATTTTATAAAATTTTATTATGGCAAAAAAAGAAAATAAGGTTGAAGAACCTAAAGTCGAAGAGACTAAAGTTGAAAAAACTAAAGATAATGTTACTAAGGTTAAAGTGAAAAAAAGTAAACCTAAAGAAACTATTACTAAAGTTGATTTATCAAAACCACCAGTAAAAGACGAAGAGGTTAAAGAAAAACCCGTCGAAGAAGAGGTGGTCGTAGTCAATGCTGAACCAGAAGTCAAGGAGGTTGTTGAGGAAAAACAACAAGAGGTACCAACTATACAGGAAGTTACCAATGAAGAGGTAATTAAAGTTGAAGAAGAAGTACAAGAAGCTATAGTTGAAGCTCAAGAAACTGGAAGGCCACTACCTGAAAAGGTTGAAAAACTTATAAGTTTCATGGAAGAAACGGGTGGTGACATAAATGACTACGTTAATTTAAACAGAGATGTTACTAAAATGGACGACTCTGACGTACTTGATGAATATTATCGTACAACAAAATCTCATCTAACACCAGAAGAGAGACATTTCTTGTTAGAAGAAAGATACGGTGTTGATGAAGAGGTTGACGATCCTAAAGACATTAAGAGGAAAAAGATAGCCCTCAAAGAGCAAGTTGCCGAGGCTAGAGCCCACTTAGACAGGCAAAAGTCTAAATACTATGAAGAAATTAAAGCTGGAAGTAGATTAACAAAAGATCAACAGAAAGCTATAGATTTCTTTAATAGATACAATAAGGAGACTGAAAAACAGAATAAGTTGAATAAAGCTACTAAGGACGCATTTTTGAAAAAAACTGATAATGTTTTTAACGAAGATTTCAAAGGTTTTGATTATCAAGTTGGAGACAAGAGATTTAGGTTTAATGTAAAAGATGTAAACAAAGTTAAGCAAACGCAAAGTGATTTAAATAATTTTGTCAACAAATTTGTTGGAGATGATAAAACTACTATTGCGGACGCTAAAGGATATCACAAATCTTTATTTACTGCTATGAACGCTGACGCTATTGCTAAACATTTTTATGAACAAGGAAAAGCTGACGCAGTCAAAGACCAAGTGGCTAAAGATAAGAATGTAAGTATGGATCCACGTCAAACACATGGTGAAATAAATGCTGGTGGTATAAAAGTTAGAGTTTTAGGTGATTCTTCTTCTGATATAAAAAACAGATCCTTTAAAATTAGAAAAAAGAATTAAAAACAATTTAAAAATTAATTATTATGGCAATTACTGCGGGAAGTAGTTTGAATAGTGTACCTGCTCCACAAAAGCAAACACTATCTACAAACTATATAGATTTTACTGCGACAGCTACAGCTGGCTGGGCGCAACAATACCTGCCTGACTTAATGGAGCAAGAAGCTGAAGTGTTCGGTCCACGAACAATTTCTGGTTTCTTATCTCAAGTTGGTGCAGAAGAGGCTATGACGTCTGATCAAGTCGTCTGGTCTGAACAAGGTAGATTACATTTATCTTATAAGGGACACGTTGAATCAAATGCTGGTGGTACAGCAAGTGGTGGACAAATTGAAATTGAAGCTGATATTGACGAAACTGCTGGTTTTACAGCTGCTAATCATGGTATTAGAGTTAATGATACAATTATTGTAGCAAACTCAGAAGGTGTGGTTAAGTGTATTGTAGAAGCGGTAGCGGGTGCTGTTATTGATATTCAACCTTATGCTGAAGCTTCTTTAAACGTTTTAGGTCTTAGTACAACTGGTGGATCAAAAACTACAACAATATTAGTTTATGGTTCTGAGTATGGAAAAGGCATGAGCTATAGAAACGCGGCTAATAGTGCTGATACTGATTTGAGAGGCGGTAACGAACCTGATTTCAAAACTTTTGTTAATAAGCCAATTATAATGAAAGATTACTACGAAGTATCAGGATCTGACGTTGCTAGAGTAGGTTGGGTTGAAGTTTCTACAGAAGCTGGAGAATCTGGATATTTATGGTATCTAAAAGCTGAAGCTGATACTAGAGCAAGATTTACTGATTACATTGAAATGGCAATGATTGAAGGCGAGTTAAATGCCGCTAATTCTACTATTGATGGTTCTGATTTGGTTGCTGGTTCTGGGACTGGTGCTGGAGCTGTTGGTACTGAAGGTTTATTTGCTGCTATTGAGGAAAGAGGTAACTTAACTTCCGGTGTAACTGGTGTTAATGCTGCTACTGATTTAGCTGAATTCGATGCTATTTTAGCTGAGTTCGACAAACAAGGTGCTATTGAAGAATACATGATGTTTGTTAATCGTGCTACTAGTTTAGCTATCGATGATATGCTTGCTTCAATGAATTCTTACGGAGCTGGAGGTACTTCTTATGGAGTATTCGACAACGATGAGGACATGGCGTTAAACTTAGGTTTCTCAGGATTTAGAAGAGGTTCTTATGACTTCTACAAATCTGACTTCAGATACTTAAATGACAAAGCTACAAGAGGAAGTATTAATGACGCTAACGCAACTAATGCTATTAGAGGTGTTATGGTTCCTGCTGGAATGTCTTCTGTTTATGACCAACAAGTTGGTTCGAACATGAAGAGACCATTCTTACATGTTAGATATAGAGCTTCTCAAACTGATGATCGAAGATTTAAATCTTGGGTTACTGGTTCGGTTGGAGCTGCTACATCAGCGCTTGATGCAATGTCTATACATTTCTTAACTGAAAGATGTTTAATCACACAAGGTGCAAACAACTTTATGTTAATGAAGTAAGACTATTTATTTATAAGGGCGGTCTAGTATCGCCCTTATATTTTTATTAATTTTTATTATATTATATTATGGCAAAGAAAAAGAAAGAAGTTGTGGAAGAAACTACAACTGAAGAAACGGTTGTTATGGAAGAACCGAAGGTTAAAACTCCTAAAATAGAAGTTGAACCTAAAAAACCTAAATGGAAAATTAAAGATAGAGTTTATTATTTAAAGGGAAAAAAGAAACCACTATCTTACTCTATAAAAGCTTCTAATTTATTTTGGTTTGATGAAGAAAAGGGTTATGAGAGAGAGATAAAATATTGTCAAAATCAAAGAACTTGTTTTGTTGATGAAATGAAAGGAGATCAAAGATTAGAGCACATAGTGTTTAGAAGCGGAGCTTTATTTGTACCTAAGGAAAAGGTTACATTACAAAAATTTTTATCTTTATATCACCCACATAAAGGTAGTTTATTTTATGAATATGAACCAGTTAAAATAGCTGAACATGAGTTAGATTGGTTGGAGTTTGAAGTTGAAGCATTAGGTATAGCTAAGAATTTAGATATAGATATGGCTGAAGCTATTATGAGAGCAGAGATTGGATCTGAGGTTAATAACTTGAGTTCTAAGGAGCTTAAAAGAGATTTGTTATTATTTGCTAGGAGAAATCCTAAATTGTTCATAGAGTTGACGACAGATGAAAATGTTCAACTTAGAAACTTTGGTATAAAAGCTGTTGAAGCTAATATAATCAAATTATCTAATGATCAAAGATATTTCTTGTGGGGTTCTAATGATAGAAAGATTATGACTGTTCCATTTGATGAACATCCATATTCAGCGTTAGCTGCTTGGTTTAAAACTGATGAAGGAATGGAAATATATGCAAATATAGAAAAAAGATTAAATTAATAATCTTTTAAACTAGTAGAAATAGCCACCCGAAAGGAGTGGCTATTTTTATTTAAATGCTAACCTTTTACTTTAATATGTAACTATAATAAAGTAAAATAGATTTATTATGGAATCAAAAGGATTAGGTGATTCTGTAGAAAAAATGACCAAAGCTACAGGATTGAAAACATTAGCAGATCTAATAGTGAAATCTGCAGGTAAAAAAGATTGTGGTTGTAATAAAAGAAAGGAATGGCTCAATAAACAATTTCCTTATAAAAAATAATAACAATGCCAGTAAATATAGACACAGTATATCAGAAGGTTTTAACTCTAACTAGTAAAGAGCAAAGAGGTTATTTAACTCCACAAGAGTTTAATTTAATGGCTGATAAAGCTCAAAGTGAAATTTTTAATAATTATTTCCACGACATAAAAACAGCGTTTTATAAATCAAAAACTGATAAAACTCACGCTGATGATATGGAGTTAGTTAAAGAGAAGATTCAACCATTTAATGAAAACAGCAATATAGTTCAAGCTGCAAATGATCCACTGTTGGTTTTACCAACTGGTGTGCATTTTATTAGCACACTACAAGTAACTGTCAACTCCAACAAGGTTCAAGTTACTGAAATGTACAATAAAGATATTCTATACACAGAAAGTAATCCATTAACAAAAGCAACTAAAAACAGACCAGTTTATGTTAGAAATGCTAGTAATGGATTAACCTTATATCCAACTCCAGACGCCCAAACAACTTACACTTTAGATTATTATAAGAAACCAGCAACTCCACAATGGGGATATGTTGTTATAAAAGGTAGACCATTATACAATAGCGGTGCGGGTTATAGTACTGATTTTTCTCTTCACGCTTCAGAAGAGGAGAATTTAGTTTCTAGAATATTACAATTAGCTGGAGTGGTAATAGAAAAACCTGGATTAATAGAGGTTGGTACAGTTGAGAGAGCAAATACTAAACAAGAACAAAATGATTAATTATGGGATTATTAGATAATCAAACTCAATATAGTTATTATACTACACCAAGTGGTTATGGTGATTATCAATTCGTGACATTAGAAAATATCATAAACGCCTTCATGGTTGCATATGTTGGGGAAGGCAAGATAATTACTAAAATAAACAGAACTGATATTCAATTCCATGCGATGAGAGCTATTCAAGAATTATCATATGATGTGTTTAGGTCTATTAAATCTCAAGAAATAGAGATACCAGCTTCATTAACTATGATATTGCCTCAAGATTATGTTAATTACGTTAAAGTAATTGCTATAGGAAGTGATGGTATTGAAAAGAACTTATATCCAACTGGTAAAACATCAAATCCTTTTGCTATAGAGCAGGATTCTGCTGGTGTATATCAATATGCAGATACTGATTTAGATGGGGTTCTTGATTCATTAGTAGAGCAGCCAGGAGGTAGTGATTCATGGACCGATTATCAATCACTATCACCAGTTAGTAACACAGACGCTACAGACGCTACAGATATAGATTTAGATTATAGAGGTAGAAGATATGGATTAGATCCGCAACATTCTCACGAGCATGGTTCATTCTATATAGATTACCTAAGAGGATATATACATTTTAGTTCAAGTGTCGCTGGTGAAACAGTTGTATTAAAATATATTAGCGATGGATTAGGTACTGACGAGGAAATGGTTGTACATAAGTTCTGTGAAGAAGCAATATATAAGTGGATAGCTTATGGTATATTATCTGTTAGATCAGGTATACCAGAGGGTATTATAATGAGATTTAAAAGAGAAAGGTTTGCTGAAACTAGAAAAGCAAAAATTAGATTATCTAATATTAAAATAGAAGAATTTACTCAAGTTCTTAAAGGAATGAGTAAGCAAATAAAATAGTATTATGCCAGATATTAAACATACTTTTGCTGGAGCCAAGATGAACAAAGATCTCGACGAGAGATTAGTTCCTAATGGTGAATATAGGGATGCGATGAACATCCAGATAAGGACTACTGATGGTGGAGGTGACGGAGTGGGTGACGCTGGTACTGCTCAGAATATTCAAGGTACTAAAGCAATAATGTCTGAGGTTCATTACGAAGATTATGCTATCGATAATGATCCTTATTTAAATAGAACAACTGTTGTTGGTAGTATTGCGGATGAAAAAGTTAATAAAGCTTATTTTTTCGTAGCTGGATTAGATTGGCCAAGAATACTAGCGGATAATCCTAGTGATATAGGTAGTTTTAAATTTATAGATTACATAATAGAAGTTGATACGGGTAGTGGACAATCTTCCCCAACTATAAGTCCAGTTGTTGTTGATAGATATGGATATTTGGTAAGTGGAAAAGGTGTTACAAGATTTTGGGGAAATGACGCTAATGATAACTACATAGGACCACCAGTAGGAAACTCTTATACAGAATTTCAAGTTTCAAGTGAAACTATGGAAAATCTTAGAATAGGTATGACTATACAGGTATATGGTCAATTTGCTGGACCCAACTCTCCAAACTCATTAAGAGAGATAGGTAGAATACACGATTTAGAAAAAGGTGCTATAAACATAGTTAAACTGTATGGTGAATCTACTTTTAGTGGATGGGACGATTCAACTATTATATACTGTAGTACTCCAAGGGTTTTAAACTTTAATAATAAAAGAAGAATATCAGCTATAAATATAATAGATGATTTATTATTTTGGACTGACGGTAAAACTATTAATGGTAAGGTTGAAGGAACTGAACCAAAGAAAATAAACATTAAGAAATCTAAAGAAGGAACAGCTAACTATCTTTCTCATACTCAGATAAAATTATCTGACCCACTAGATCCACCAACAGGATTAACTAATTTTACTAGTTTAAATGGAGATGGAACTAACGATCCAAACTCTCCTCAACTAGAAACCTCTATATCTCCAATAATAAATAATGATTTAAAAGAAGAGCATGTAACTGTTATCAGACCTGCTCCAAGATACGCTCCAACACTTGAAATGAGTAGCTCAACTAGAGATGGGGAAATAAGTATAGCGTTTTTAGATTACGATTTCTTAGGTATAGATAATACTATTGGTGAGGGAACTCAAGTTTCTTTTTCTGCTGTTAATTCTAATGGTGAAAATATTATATCTAATACATCTTGGCAGCAAAATGACATATTGACATTTACGGAAATGGTAGAAAACGAAGCTGATAAAGCTATTATAAAAGCTACTGTTGATGAAATAGATCAAGATAATGGAACTTTAACTATAACTATACTATCTATAAGTGTTGGCTATACAGCAGCTAATCCTAATATACAATATTCTGGTGTTTGGGAGGTTGAATTAGAAGATAGAGCTCCATTGTTTGAATTAAAATTTGGAAGATTTGCGTATCGCTATAAATATGATAATAATGAATATTCAAGTTTTAGTCCTTGGTCTAAACTAGCTTTCCTACCTGGAAGACTTGATTATAATCATAAAAAGGGTTACAACTTAGGTATGGTCAATACCGTGAGAAGTTTAAAAATAAAAGATTTTATTCCACATCAAAGAATAAGGCAAGGTGATATAGTTGCTATCGATGTATTATATAAGACTACGGAATCACCAAATGTTTATGTTGTAAAAACTATAACTAGAGATTTAGATGGTGAATGGGAAGTTTCTTCTTTAGGTTCAATAGTAAATTCTAGTGGTACGACAATTGATGAGTTAAAGTTCGGAGAATTATCTATAACATCGGAAATGATCCATAAAGTTTTAGAAAAGAATCAACTTCTTAGAGCTTGGGATAACGTTCCAAGAATGGCATTAGCTCAAGAAATAGCTGCAAATAGAGTTGTATTTGGTAATTATGTCCAAGGATATGATAGACAAAATCAAGTTGGATTACATCAAAATTTAATTAGTCACAATGACGCTAATCCTGAAGCTCCAAAGAAATCTATAAAATCTATTAGAGAATATACATTTGGTATGGTATTTGGAGATAGGTACGGTAGAGAAACACCTGTAGTATCTTCTGGATATTTAAAAAATGGAGAAATTGTAGCAGGAGATGTTAATGTAGCAAAAGAATTTGCTTCAATGAGAAATAGATTTGAATTGAAACAGGTTTGGGATAATAACGGAGTCGCCGGTTCACCAGATGATTGGATGTCTTATGTAAAATACTACGTAAAAGAAACATCTAATGAATACTACAATTTAGTAATGGATAGATGGTATGACGCTGAAGATGGTAATGTTTGGGTTTCTTTCCCATCATCTGAAAGAAATAAAATAGATGAGAATACATATTTACTACTTAAAAAAGGACATGGATCAAGTGAACCAGTTATAGAAAAAGCTAGATATAAAGTAATAGCTATAGAAAATGAACCACCTAACTTTATAAAAGTAGATCCCATAATAATGGGTAAAGTTTTAATAAGACCAAATACTGACTATTATAATCTAGGTACAGCGACAAGTGGTACTGCTTTTGAAATTCCAGATGCTGTTAGTGGCGCGTTTGATAGACTAGATCCAGCGAGTGGTGGAGTTGCTGTTGATACTCAAAACGATTCTCCGATAGGATTGATGACAAAATCAGGGCAGCATATAAGAATATGGGCTAACTTCTTAGGAAGCTATGAGCCTAAAGGAGATTTAAAGGTAAGAATTGCTGGTAAAATGAATGATGAATGGAGATATTCTAACAAGTGGCTAGATGTTAGTAGTGTTCAACTAGGAGTCGATGCTAGTGGTGCTGAAGATAGTAGTCAAGCTATAGTTAGATGGAATGGAACCTTTGGTTTTGAAGCTGACATGAAGTTAAAGTTCGCTCCAGGTGGTGGTAGTACTGCAGCTGGTATAGAATATTGGTTGGAATTTAAAGAAGATGTAGTAAAAGATACAATATCAACATTTGATGGTAAATTCTTTGTTAAACTAGAAAGAGATTCTATTCTAGAAAACAAAGTGATGAATTTAGGAAACAATGATTCAATGTGGTTTGCTGCTAGTACTTTTAATTTAGCTTATATTGATAGTCAAGAGGTTAATCCAGCTGACGAAACAATATTAGACGCCTTAGGTAATCCTGTTCACCCAAGAGCAAATTACAAGTGGCATACAACTGAAAATAATGGTACAGCAGCCGAACAAGATGCTAATGGAGTTGATGGTACAACTGATCAAGATCTTCTAGCAAATCTACAGAATCAAGGACAAACGAATGTTATTAAAATAGTAGGAGCTGCAGGAGAGGAAAATACTGATAGTATGTGGGTTAGTGAGACCGCTATACCGGGATCTGGTGATATAGCGAGTTTAGATAGTGACTTAACAATAAGTAATTCCTCGTATTTAATGGCACTTGGGTGTGATGCAGATACACCTACCAATAATAACGTTTACAATTCAGATACATATAATACATCTCTTGGTTCGCCAGTAGTTAATTTTGTTCGCCCAACAAGAGATTTTTGGAATTGGTGGGGTGAGAGTGCGAAAACCGTCTTAGGTACTGAATTATTTATCGATGCGTGTAGAACTAGACAGACACAGATTCATGGCGCGTCTCAACCTCAAGATTCTAATCAAAGTTTCTCTGCAAACACCGACGATAATGGTGCAAACACGGTATCAGAGTTTTATTACAAACCAACCGGTTTAGATCAAGGTTATCAGTTCGGTGCTACCTTTTCTGAAACAAGCGGTGGAGAGTTTGGTAGAATGTTTGTTTCTACTTTTGCAGATAAATATGGTTGGGGAGGATTTACCACTGGATCAACATTAGAGTTCCTTAACCACTTTTCCACACCTGGTAGCAAATTTAAATTTGTAGGCGATCCAAACGAATACATGTATCAAGTTGTTGGTACTGTTGATTATGTGGGTTTTGATGGAAATCGTTATGCTAGAAATTATAGTAAAAATAATGATTTTGTTGCTAGTGGGGATAATGATGGATTATGGGATCAAGTTCAAGATGATAGTAATCAGCCTGTTGCAGCAAACAGCACATTCTCTTATTATGATGGTGTTAATATAAATGGCGTTGATGCGAATGGAGATAGTACTTTATTGTCTATACAAGGAGGTTCAGGACCATCACTTGCAGATCTTTTAACCTCAGGATTATCAGCGATAACAATTGGTGGTTCAATAATAAAAGATCCTGTAACTCCATTTGATTGTAGTGAATGTGAAGGTTGGTACGCTGGAATGACTACTGGGGATGGAGACGGTCTATGTCAAAGATCAGGATTTAGATTTGAATTTAGAAGATATGATGAGGAAACGGGTGAGTTAACAACCTCTGGTGCTGATCCAGGTGATCAAGGTGTTAATCCTTCAGAATGGGATCCAAGAGGTATGGTTTGCCACGACGGTAGAGAGGCGTTAGGTATTCAAAAGTTTATTAGTACAGCTTCAATGAATGCAGACGCAAACACATCTAACGCAGCAACATTTGAAACAGAACCAAAAGAAGATGTTGGATTAGATTTATGGTATGAAGCTTCAAATGCTATACCAATGAGATTAGATGATACTAATGCTCCTGATTTTGCTCCATATCATTCTAAAGTTACATTAAAAACTCCTGACGCTAATGGTAATCCTGGAGCAGATGTTAATTGGGCTTCAGGGTTTAATCATAGAGTATTTTATATAGGACATATACATCAAACACAATCAGCTCCATATTCAAATCAAGTTGTTGTTGGAATAGAGTATAATTCTAATATTAATTACACTAATATATTTCAACCATATTTTGTAGATGATCCTAGTATTCCAACAGCTGGAGCAGGTCCTGGAGGATCTACTAATTTAAATATTCCAACAGCATCTCAACCATTCTTTGTTTTTGAACATAAAGATGGGACTCAAACTATGGCTAAAGTTGTTGGTAGAGCTAAACCTATTGACACAGAAGGTAATGATTATAAAGTTGGTTTTTTTGGACCTCTAATTCCTGGTACAGCCGCTGCTCAAGCAGATTATGTAACTGACGATGGTCTTAATAGTCCACTAGATAATATTTCTGAAGTTAGATTTTTAAAAGTCGATAATAGTAGCAATGTTAACGTGGGTAATATATTACCACCACTAGATGCAGTATATAGCGCAGCGGGATTAACACTAACAGAAAATACAGCGTTTTTTATTATCGATGTTGATGTTTGGAAATGGCCAGTAAATTTAAGTTGGTTCAATTGCTACTCTTGGGGTAATGGTATAGAATCAGATAGAATAAGAGATGATTTCAATGCACCAACAATAGATAATGGTGTAAAAGTATCAACTACATTCTTAGGTTACGGAGAGGAACAGAAAGGTAGCGGAATGATATACTCCGGTATATACAATTCAACATCTGGAGTTAACAATCTAAATGAATTTAATCAAGCAGAAAAAATAACTAAAGATCTAAATCCATCTTATGGTTCTATTCAAGCTTTAAAAACTAGAGATACAAATGTAGTTGTATTAACAGAAGATAAAGTATTACAAGTTACAACTAATAGAGATGCCTTATATAATGCTGATGGTAATCCACAGTTATTAGCTTCTAATAGAGTTTTAGGTACAGCAGTTCCATTTGCTGGAGATTATGGAATATCTAATAATCCTGAATCATTAGCTTGGGATCAATTTAGATTATACTTCACAGATATGCAAAGAGGTGCGGTATTAAGATTATCAGGTAATGGAATAACTCCAATATCTAATGTTGGAATGAAAACATGGTTTAGAGAGAACTTAAGAAAAACTTATAACTTGGTAGGTAGTTTTGATGGTGTTAATGGAGAATATAATTTAACATTAAATTATTTACCAGAGATGAGGGAAGATGATAAAACGGTATCATTTAATGAAGCTTCTAAAGGTTGGGTTAGTTTTAAGTCGTTTATTCCACAATCAGGATTGACTGTTGGAGGAAAGTATATAACTGGAAAACAAACAAAACCAACAATTCCTGATGGTGTTGTGGAAAATCAAGAATCATTTACACTTTGGGAACATTATGTTGATATAAAGAATCAAGATGACGAAATAATAAATAGAAATATATTCTATTCACCAACTAGTTTTATACTGACTGGCGATGGTTCTAATGCAGATCCATATTTCACATCGTCTTCTATAAATATACTATTTAATGATTTACCTAGTTCAATAAAATCATTCAATTCTATTGATTATGAAGGATCTCAAAGTAGAGTATTACAATTTTCTCAAGAACAAGCTTATGCTCCAGATGGTACTTCATTAGGTCAGTTATCAGATGGACAGTTCCACAACTTAAGTGCTAAAGACGGATGGTGGGTGAGTAATATAACAACTGATCAATCGCTAAAAGGTGATGTTCTTGAGTTTATAAAAAAGGAAGGGAAATGGTTTAATAAGATTGGTGGTGGAGAAAGAGGAGATATAACAAATAATGATCTAAATGAATTTAGTGTTCAAGGTTTATCAAATGTAGCGATAGTTGGAGATCCAACAACAACAGTTCAAATATCTCTAGAAGATGATACTAGTGATCAACCATTTGGAGGATTACCTGGATATCCAGCAACAGAATAATTTAAATATAAAATATAAATAATTATGCCATATTACGTAGTAGTTAACGATCCGGTTGGGGCACAACCAAGCTCTATAGCAAACAATCTATGGACAAACCAGGATATAGCCTTACCAGGAGATGCTTCTGGGGACGGTAGCGTTGACAATGCTCAAGTTCCTATAAGAATGATTCTTAGACCTGGAAACCCAGGTACACACGTAGTTGGGGTTAGTAATTTTACTATAGGTGCTGCGGGGTTGGTAGGTGGTCAAAACTATTCTTCTATTATTCAAGGTATGCCATATCCAGGTTGGAATGGACCTATAATAGAAATGTATGAGTGGACTAGTGGTGCAGCCTCTGCTGATGGTAGTACTGCTGCAATTTCATTACCAACAGAAGTAACTAGGGTTTTAATGTATAATTGGAATCCATCTCTTAATAATAATGCAGGTGGACAACAGCAAGATAATAATGGTGTAACAGAAAATTATGTTGGAAATGAAGTTGTTGTATTAGCTTTTATAGATCCAAATTACTACGTACCAAATATTGACACTATAATAAAATTAGATATAGATGGGGACGCTTTAGAAATAACACTACCAGCGAATAATAATTATTTTGACATAATATGTGAATTAAGTGATGATTCAAACTGTAGTGTTGATGCTATTTTACCGCTCGCACTACAAAATTATGCTGCTCCATATTGGACTCTTGAAGTTTTAAATACTAGTATGACTCCGAATATAGCTAAAATTAGAGCAACTTGGAATAACTATAATGGAGCGGTATTAGGTCCATCAAGTGGTAACATGGGTGATTCTATAGCGTCATTTAGTGCGTTGGCTAATTGGTTTCATATAACACCAAATCAAGGATATTCACTATCTAGACACATGTTATCAATAGATCCTCTGCGAGTATTTAACAACGGTGACAATGGATTTTGCGATCCTGAGGATTTAGATTTATTAAATATTGCGGCTACCTATCCAGCCATGAATAGCCATGTACCAAATGAAACTATAGCATATAATAACTCAAATTATAATTGGAGTAATCTTATTGATTTTGGTCGTACATTTGGAAATGAATACAACTATAATTTAAATAATGATTTTGTAACTGAAACTCAAAATCAAAATAATGTCAGTGGCGATGGTCTTTTAATTACACCAGAACTAGATACTGCGTCCGGATACGCTTTTACTGTTTATAAGAATGCTAAAGTTCAATTAGAGTACCCAGAGGGTTTTTCAAGTGCTTGGAATTTATGTAATCAATATAAAGAATTGTGGAAATATGAAGCATTAAGTGCTATAAATCTTAATGGAATAAGTAACGATGAGGATTCTCAAGGTGGTAATTTAGGTGTCTGGAATGGTATATGGTTAATAGATAGTGCTAGTAATATAACCGAACAACAAGCTCAAGCAGGACAAATTAATAACTTCCCATACGATCAATTAGGTTATGATTGGGCTGAAACTGTAACTGTGGATAACACAAACGACTCTACATTATTAAGTAATAATATAACAGGAAGTTCTGAAGATAAATTAGTTCTTGGTAATATGCCTGATTACTATTGTCCATCTGACTTTGAAGGAAATACAGTTATTGTTGGTTTAAGAAATTTTGGAGCTTACTATCCAATAGGTGAACTTATAAACACGTATGATTCAACAAATAATATATGGATTGATGTATTTCACCCTAAAAATATACGTATAAAAATAAATGGTTCAGCTATATTAAACGATGATTCAGAATGTGGTAATTTTAGTGCTGATTTAACGGAAGATTAAAAATAAATAAATGGCAACAAAAACTTTAAAAAACGGTAATATTGTAGAAGTGCTTGGTATTGGTAACACTAAGGTGTCTTTATTTACAGAAAATATTGGATTAGATAATGAAAGATCTGTATTTAATTTATCTGGTAGAATGAAACTTAGAAGTGGTAGAAAAATTGGAACCATGAAAGTGACAGCAGCTAGTGATAAACATTTTAGAAACAATCCGGGATTAGAGCCAACTAATATAAATAGATCATTCGGTAATAAAAGTAATATAAGAACTAGACTAGTTAGTGTAGAAAAAGACTCAAGCGGAAACACAACATCTTGTCTTTATGATTTAATATACTTATCCAAAGAAGATGTTCCTAGAAGTAAGGCTTTAAATTATAAAATAACAAATGATACTAAAGATATAATAACTAGAACAACAGGTATATATGGTGTATCGTTTGGTAGGGAGATATTAACTAGTAGTAAACAATCTAGAAAAATAGTGGTTAGAGGAGTTCCAGATTCCACGTTTAAATTAGCTGTAATTAAGTATACAGACTATAAAGACACAGCTTTAAATATAGTAAATAGCACAGAAGACTCTATATTATCAACCACCAATGCTAATTCAACAGCTACGCTAGGTGATGGTACTACCATAACAATAATTAGTCAAACAATCCCAAGCTCTGGATTTTACACCTTTTATCAAACTTTCGACAAAGTTTCCAGTGAAACTAGATATAGTATAAATTTATTATCTAGTGACGCTCATGTTTCATTTATAAAAAACACATCTTGGGATACGCTAGAGGGTCAATGGGCTGGTTGGTATGGTAAAGTACTTACTCAAGTTGTAAATCCAAGATTAACATTGAAAACAGAAACTAGCTCATGGAGTACAGTAACTGTAGACAGTAATGGAGATGGATCCTACGTGACATTTAATTCATCAAATCCAATAACAACATCTTACACTGGAGTATATAACAAAAGATCTGAGTCTATAACATCTAATACAGTCTTTAAGAAACTAGACGTGGTACATGTATTTAAGTCTGCTTCTCAAGAATTTAGTGCTAGATCTGGACCTGATGGAGCAGGGGGAACATATGGTGATCCAAAGTTTTCTACGTTAACAGGTCAAGAATCAGATTGGTCAAACACTGTGTGGAAAGATGATCCAGATAACGGTATAGTTGGTAATGGAGGAACTCAATTGCTTATAAACAATGTATCTACAGCTATAAGTACTACATCGTCAGCTAATGACACGTTAACATTAAAGTATACAGTTAAGGTGTTAAAATGGGGCAAGAAAGATGTTACCGTAACTTTAAATGTTGACAGTATAAAAACACTATCATAATTAAAATAAATAATCATGCCAGAAATACAATTAACATTATTAGCTCCCTTAAATAACTCACTTCAAGCAGGTGATACTATTTATTATATAGATGCTAGTAATCAGGTTGACGAATTTTACACTGATAATCCAGGTGATCAAATAACTGAAATCGGTACTTTACAAACTATAACTTTTAATGATATTAATGGTGATGGTGTTTTCACTGAAGACTTTTCATTTACAACAGGTGCGCTTGGTAATGCACCAAACCTGTATCAAGCGGCCAATGAAACAATAACGCTAACATGTGAAATAGGTGCTAATACAAATCCACCAGCAATTGGTGATTTTTTATTCTTTAGTAAGGATAGAAATGTTAATGAAGCTTCTATAATTGGTTATTATGGAGATTTTAAGTTTGAAAACAATTCTAGAAAACCTGCTGAACTATTTGCGGCTACATGTGATATATCGGAAAGTAGTAAATAATGAGCAAAAAATGTAACTATATAATAAGAAAAATTAAACGATATGGCAAGAACAAAGAAAAGTAGAGGTGTTAGTGCATTTCAAATGAGATCAGGTAACCGTCCCTCTCCACATAAATTTGGATTTCTAAGAAACGTAGGAACAATGGCTGCTAATATGCTCGGTGGTAGAGGTGGTGGTGCGCAACCACAATTAAGAGGTGGTGGCCCAATGAGTGGTGGTCAAATGGGTGGACAAATGGGTCCTGGTATGCTAGCTCAAAACTTACAACACAAATTTGGTGGTGGAGGTATGATGGGAATGGGTGGTGGACCAATGGCTAAAAAAGAAGCTCCATATAAAAGAATTGCATGTGCAAGAAGAAGTCCAATGAAAGCTGCTGACGCTACATTAATAAAAGCGTATTCCGACGCTATGAGAGGTCATGGTCAAATCGTAAAAACTATAAAAGGTAAAACTAAATCTATAACAGAAATCGGTGCTAGTCTTGGTGAAATATTTGCTAAGAAAAGTAAAAGAGGATCTACTAAAAAATAAAAGTATTTAGATATGTCAATGATATTCGGTATGATGGCTACAATCGGTGGAACTGCTATTGGTGTAAAAAGTGCTGATAAGATGAAAAGGGAAGCTGAGCGTAAAGAAGCTATAGCGGCACAAGAGTTAGGTCGTTTAAAGGAGGCTTATTCTTCTTTAGACACTAGCAACCCGTATACTGATTTAGAAAATACGATGGAAGATTTAACCATCAATCAGAGACAATTTGAGTTAGAAAAACAACAATTCCAACAAAGTCAAGGAAATATATTAGGTGATTTACGGGAAGCCGCAGGCGGATCAGGAATAGCTGCAGTGGCTCAATCACTAGCAAATCAAGGACAATTAGCCGCTCAACAGTCTGCTTCTAAAATAGGTTCCCAAGAAAGAGAGAATCAGATGAAAGAGAGACAAATGGCTTCTAATATACAATATAAAGAACGTGAAGGTGAGGTGTGGTCAAGAAATGCAGAGAGAGATAAGACAGCAACACTACTAGGTATGTCAGCTGCTGAAACTGCTGCATATAGAGAACAAGCTTTCGCTGCAGAACAAGCTAAGTGGGACGCTATATCTGGAGGTTTACAATCTCTTGGTGATATGTTCTCAACTCCTCCCGCACAACCATGTGTGACATGTCAACCAGAGTTTGGTGAGGAAGAACCACCAGAACCAGATTCTGAGGTTTTTGATCAGTCGGGACCAAGTTACTTAGATAACCCAGCACCATGCCCTGGTCTTGTTTAATAATAATTTTTTTAATATAATGGAAAAGGATATAAACGCAGAACACCAAGAATTAGTTCAAGCTGTAATAGATATTGACGGCGAATTACCTGTTGCAGAATTCAACATGTTATCTGATGTACTTATGAATAAAAAGCATGAGTATGTCAAAGCAGCGATGGATGGTGATAATAAAAGGAAAGGTGAAATAATGGCTTGGACAAATATGGCATCTCAATCTCTTAAGCAGTATAAAAACTTTAGACAAGATTTAGCCGCAGCTTACAATACTGGAGCTTTAATGAACGGTTGGAGTGAAACTAGAGAAGGTCAAGCTACAATGAATTTATTAAGAAATGACCAGAGGTTGGTAGAGAAAATATGTGAACCTGGAGACGCTCATTGTAGTAATAAAAATGAACTAGGTATTATGATGCCTGATTTCGAAACAATGGATAGTGCTGACCAAGTTTTAAAAGATCTTGATAAGGAGTATGGTTCTGCAAATTCAGAGATACAAATGGCTTATGCTAAACCTTATTTAGAAGAAAGAGATAAATTGAATAAAACTATTCAGTTTGGCGCTTACAAATGGAGTTCTATAAACAATCTTAAAAATGGTATTTTATCTAAAGATCAAGGAACTAAAGATACCATAATAGCTATGGGTAATAACTACCTAACGCAATCTACTCAAACTAATCCAGCTGACAATATACCATTTAATGAAAACGCTGCTAGAAGACAGGTTAAAGCTAGTGTTGTTGGTAAAACAAATAACATAAAATCACTTTGTTACGACGAAATGATAACAGGTAGAATTTTCTTTGAAGATTTTAAAGAAATGATAAAAAGAAACACTTATGGAGATTTAGGTATTAACTTAGATGGAGTGAACGCTAAAGATGGAATTAATGATGAAGAAGCTGATATTATAGCTAGAGACGTTATAGAAAATCCAGATCACGATGAGTTATTAAAAGAAGAGTTAACTAATTATTTTGTTAATTTCTTAAAAAACCAATGGAATACTGGTAGAGGTAGTAGACCAAGTCCAGTTAAACAAACTGAAATAGCATCGACACAAGCTAGTAAAAAGCCAAAACCATATACACCAGGAGCTATAGCAGCTTCACTTGGAAGAAAAGTTTAAAATATTAATAACGGGTAACTAACGATACAGTAATGGCAGAAAACGAATATCCAAAAAAGATAACCGTAAATGGTGATACATTCATGGTTACTAGTGAGGAACATGAAAAACAAGCTAGACAAGAGGCTAAAGACAATAAAGTCGAAGTAATAGACAATTCAATAGATCAACAAAATTCTACAGTTGATAAAGCGAAGGTGGATCAATCTGAGTTTACAAGCAAAATAGAACGAAAAAACACAACTTATACATTAGAAGATAATTATTCTAATAATAATACTATTGATATAAACGATAGTGAAATTAGTTTAGATAACTATGATAACATATTAAAAAAACATAAACCAAAAGATCAATCTACTGATGAATTTTTGAAAAATTTAAAGCCAGGTTCTAAAACTATTTCAATACCAGATCCATATAGTAAAACTGGAACTGGCAAAGTAGATAAACAACTTAAAACATATGCTGGATTTACCAAAAGTGAAAATTCAACACTTTGGTATGAATTAGATTTTTTATATAAGAATCATCAAAAAGCAAATAAAATAAAATCTAGATCCATAGGTGGTAAAGAAGACATGTCTGACGCTCAGATAGTTCAACAGAATCAAAACGTTAATGATATAACTCAAGAGCTAACACTATATGAACCTGATTCTGAATTAAAATTTACTCAAACTGATTTTGAAAACTACAAAGGACAAGAGTTAACTACCTCTTTAACTAGAAGTATGGCTGAGGAGTATTCTATCTTTGAAACAAATATGGATGAAGAGCGTAAACCTATTATACAGGAAGCTGTAAATAGAGTTATACCAGAACTTGACAAAGAGTTTGAGGAGGAAATGACTGAGGCTCAAGCCGCATTTGAAGAAGAGTTAAATGCAATAACACAATACTATCAAAAAAGAATGCCAACACTTGGTGTAGGAGATGAAGAAAGAAATAAAAGAAAAATTGAACTAATAGAGGAAGCTTTTTCAAAAGAAGCTAAAGAATTAGAGAAAAAATATTTCTCAAATATAAATAATAGATATAACGATAGATTAAACGAGTTGATATACGAAGATGAAGAGTATTTGAAATTTACTGATGAAAAACTTAAAGAATGGGAGTCGTCTTATGATAAAAAAGTAAATGATTATATAAGTGAGTTTAAACCGACTTATGATAAATGGGAAGAGGGGGAGTTAAATACTATTGGAAATAATTTAGATTCTAAAGGTTTTGCTAACGCCAACGCTCATGATAAAGTTAAAATACTAGAGATGGAACTGCAGAGACAGTTGAGAGCAAAGGAGGGTGTTTTTACTAGCACGGAAGATAGACAAGAGTATATTAACGAATACTACTCTTATTTTTACGAGAAATTAAATAAAACAGCAGGAAAAGATGGTATAAAAGGAACTGAAGACGATGAATCGACTCAATTTTATTTAAAAACAATGGGTGAAGAGGTTGTTGAACAAATAAATTCTTTACCAAAACCTGATATATCAGTTGTAGCTGGACAAACAAAGTATGATACTCCAACTTATACTATAAACAAATATACGCCTGAATTAGAAAAGATAAGAGAGGAGGGTGAAAAAATGGGTTTGAAAGATTTTCAATTAGAGCAATATGTCGCTAGGAAATACTTTGAGGAAATTAGACCAATGAGAGATCAAGCGTTAAGATACGCTAACCAATTAGCTGAGAATCCAGAAACAATTAGAGATTTAGGTACTTCACATTTTGTCAGCGGATTTCTCGATCTTCAAGGTCATCAATACATGCCAGTTTTTGGTGGTATGATAGACGCTAATGATAAGGAAAGATTAAGAGAAATAGCAAACAAAGAAAATAAAACAGCTTTAGAAAAACAGTTTTTAGCGATTGCTAGTTTAAAAGATCAATCAGATAGTTTGAAAAGTAAACTATCAACTAAGTATAATGCTGGAATTGGGGCTGCTCAATCTTTTGTATTTATATCTGAGTTTGCTTTAACCGGGGGAGGATTTAAAGCTGCTAGTACGGCTACAAAATTAGCTTTTAGAAAAAATTTAACTAAAAGATTGTTCGATGGAGCTAGAGTGTCTAAAGATGGTAGTAAACTTTTATTCGCTAAATCAGGTGCAAAACTAACTGTTAGTGAAAAAGGTGTTGATGCATTGGCTACGCTCAATGGATTAATTGCTCAAACATCTATGACTCCATGGAGAATTACAGGAGGAGCAGCTGAAAGATTAACAGATGAATACGTCCACGCCTTTTCAACAGATGGTGATGGTTTGATTACTGGAATAGAAGGTATTTCAGCTAGTGATGAAGCGGGTAAGGAGCTGGGATTAAAACAATCAGACATGTCTTTCGATCAAGCTCTTCGTAGATCTTTTGGTGTTAATGGTGTAGAACTTTTAACGGAAAGATTAGGAGCTTTATTTCCTGGTATAGGAAGACTAGGAGTGAAAGGTCTTAGCAAAACACCTCTAGATAATATTGTAAATAGTGACATGCTACAACGTATAGCACTTGGTAGATTTATGAGGAAGATGGGTTTTAGAACATCCCAAGAAGTTTTGGATTGGGCTAAAAAGAATGCTGGTTGGCATGGGATAATAGGAGAGGTTGGGGAAGAGTTAATAAACTATCCTCTAAGTAACCTTGCTGATGGTAATGATAATGTCTTAGAAGGTATTTTTAGGTATGACGAAGATGGAAAAAACTTAGGTTTAGATACCCGTGGATTAAAAACAATGCTACATTCTGTCGCCGTTATGAATGGAGCTTTTTCTATTACAGGAACTGGTATAAGTAAAGTTCAGGGAGATTTAACCTCAACTTATTATATAAATGACCACAGATTTTCAACGTGGAAAGAGGCTGATAAGTATTTAAGAACAATGAAACGGAAAGGTCTTTTAAATAAAGATCTTGATATTGAAATAAGAAATGATTTCGCAGCATATGATGAAGCTTCAGCTTATTTAGAGAAAAATGGCTTAAAGGCTGATCAAATAAAAGGTGGCGCTATATCCAAAGGGGAGATAACAGCTACAGAAGTAGAGATATTAAATTCTATTGAAAACCAAGACACTAGAGATAGATTAGGTCAAATTGGAAACGAACTAACTCATCTTGAAAATGAGAAAAATAAAAGCAAATCTGGAAACGAAAGTAAAAAACAAAAAGCAAAAAATATATCTAATATACAAAATAAGATTAACCAACTTACTGCAGAAAAGAATAGTATAATAAACCCAATAAAAGACGCTATAATAAAAAAGAAAACATCAAAACAATTTAAAGATACTGTTAAGGGTGTTAAAAATATTATAGAGAAAAATAAAAAAATAAAAAAGAAAGTATCTTTAAAGGCTGTTAAAAATACCACAAGAGCTGAAAAGTGGGCTCTAAGAGAGTTAGGTATAACTAGAGTAAAAGATGGTTTTGTAGATATAAAAGGAAACAAAGTTGAGCAAATAGGTGGAAATACTATAGAGAGTATACTAGGTGAAATACAAACTTCACATGGATTTATTATACCAGCTAATTTATCTATAAACAATAAAAGTAAAATAATAGTCACCGAAGACATGGCTATAACTAAAAAGGGAGGTAACGTAGCTGGACATGAATTTTTACATCATTACTTAAATGAAGCTCTTGGAAATAATCCGGAGTTGAAAATAGCATTATCAAGTTCTTTTCAAAACCATTTAGCTAATCTAGATCCTAGAATGATTAAAGATGGAGAGTTTAGAAATAGACTTAACAATTATAGAAAGAAACCTTTAGCTGAACAAAGCGAGGAAGCAATGACTATATTCTTAGATGGTTTAGCTAGTGGTTCTATGAACTACAATGAATCTGTGATGACAAAGATAGGTGATGTGGTTAGACATATTGGTCAGAGATTTGGAGCTAATATAGAATTAAATGACGGTAGAGACGTTTATAATTTCCTAAAAGATTTTAATTCTAATATACAAAGAGGAGATTTGTCTAAATCACTACTAAACGCTTTTGAGAAGAAGTTTAAAATAGGTGATGAAATGCAAGCTAGATCACAGCAGATTAAAGCTGAGATGGATAAAGTAAAAACAAAACTTAAAGAAGAAGGGCTTTCTGATACTGCTATAGAAGCTCTTGAGGAAAGTGGGTTTTTATTCTCTAAAGATCACGGACCCAGAATAAATCAATTAGGTAAATCAGGTTTACTAGAGGATCAAAACTACGAAGGAGAAGGCGGTAATATAATGTGGCAAGCTGACGCTGATTCTATACTTGAAAAGATTCAATCTGAGGGACTTTTAGACGCATTAATATATAGTCAATACAAAGCTGACAAAGTTCCACCAGACTTTGTTGAAACAGTTTATGGAGAGCTTTTGTCACATGTTCGTAACTATAAACCCGAAAGAAGAAATGAAAGCGGTTTATTTGGGTGGATAAATTCTTTTCTAAGTAAAAAAGCAGGAAATGTTTATAATCAAATATACAAATCTAGAAAAGACAAAAGTTTAGATGAGTACACGGATGAGGGACTTCAAAAAGTTCAAGTACAAGATGTTGATTACAGTTTAGAAAAAATTACTGATAAAATAAAAATAGGTGACAGTCAACAAACTGAGAGTGTTTCTGTTGAAGATGTTGTTGAGGAATCTGAATTTAGAAAAGAAATAGGAATTGAAGATATTGAAAAGAGTGATATATTTAATAAGGTTGAAACCGCATTAACTACAGCAGATGTAGTTAGTTCAGAAACTTTTTTAAGTTCATATGAACAAAATTTATCAGACGCCTTATATAATAAATTAGAAGAAATACTTGATCCCATAAATATGTTTAAGTATAGAAAAGTCATACTAAAATCTATACCGATAAAAACATTAATTCAAATGCAGAAATTTTTACCAGAAAATATATTTATTAAAAATCACGGTAGAATGACAAACCTTAAGCAATTAAATGATTTTGTTTATGGTGAGAATAAGTCAGGTAAAAATCCTGGTAGAAAAAAACTATTACCAAAAGAAATATTAGATAAAGATAACCCTATAAGTAAAAAGAAAAGAAAAGAAGGTGTTACTGTTTATGAAAGATTAGATGTTAATCCTAGGGATTTCGAAAACTATATTAATCCACCAGCTATAAATCCTAAAACTGGTAAGCGATCTGGAACGAAAGGTAATAATAGGATTAAATTAATATCTGAAGCTGCTAAGGCTATTGGAAAGGATGCTACACCTCAAATATTAACTCCTGAATTTATAAACAAATATGCCACGATAAAGGATATAAAAAATCAATTTGAATCCAAGATACTAATAGAACAACTTGTAGATAAAATAGATAGAAGTTCTGGATTAATGTTTTCTAAGGCGGAAGAGGGTTCTATTAAGTTAGATAGAATGTATAAATTAGCTGTTGAAATAGGGAACGTTGGAATACAGAACGTGTTTAACTTAAATACTAAAGATGGTATTCCTAAATTAAAAGGCAAGTACAAGGGGAGAGTTACTCAAAGTGAAGCTGATTGGATATTTAATGAATTAGTAGTAAAAGATAAGATATTCCAAAACGAGGGGTTGATATTGGATAAAATATTAAAAGCCAAAGACAAGTCGGGTAAAGATATAATTAAAGCTGGATACGAGCGTAGCGGTGGTTTTGAGCAATGGGTTATAAATAGATTTGATAAAATACCTGGAGTTGAGCTGTTATCGGAATTTCAAACGGAAGAAGGTGGATTACCAGATGTGTATGCTAAGCTTTATAACGAAATGTTTAATGTTGAAGTTAAAATGTTCAAAGCTCAACTAGGTAGTATAACTGGTAGTGTTAATATTGATACAGGTAATATAAATATTACTACAGATAACTTTGACAACTTTAGAGATAAGGATAAGATATTAGATTTATTAAAAGGAGCAACAAAAGGTTGGGTAAAGATCAAGAGAAGACTAAATGAGTTATCAGAAACTGAAGGTATAATAGATACACACAAAGAATTATTAGAAAACTTTAAGAATAATAAGAATCATATTCCTAATTGGGCTTTTGAAATAATCCAACAAGAAGGATTGTTAAATGAAATGTCAACATCTAGTGATTTTTCTGAAACTCTAATAGAAGATATGTATGCTAACAAGAAGTATCCTTCTCTATATATGTATTGGTTGGGAAGAGGTTTGTTTCATTTAGGTAATAACCCATTAGGATTAAATACAAATAAATTAGAGGGAACATTTACCGGAAGATGGAGACACGGCAAGAACTCTGTTAAGTCAAAAAGAGGTAGAGAATATGATTTGGTAACTATGAGTATGCGGTTTATACCTGTAGCAAAAGAAGTTACCAGTGAAAACTCTATAGATATAATAAGTGATACTGATATAAATAGTATAATTAGTAAAGAGGGTAGAGATAGATTAGAAGGTAGAAAGAAAATTAATCAAACAATAATGCACAGTAAAGCTGCTAGTAATATTGATGAAAATGTAGGTATGTCTACATTTGACTTTGATGAAACACTAATTATAAAAGGTAAAAATTTCGTTATAGCCACTAATCCAAAAACAAAACAAACTGAAAAAATAAGTTCTGAAGACTGGCCAACAAGAGGTACAGAATTAATGAACGAAGGTTGGGATTTTAATTTTGATGATTTTGTTAATGTAAGAGGTGGTGTTAAAGGACCTTTGTTTCAAAAGCTGTTAAATAGAATTCAAAAGTATGGAACAGAAAACAACTTTGTATTAACAGCAAGACCACAAGCAGCTGCCATAGCTATTCATGGTTGGTTGAAATCAAAAGGAGTGGATATACCATTAAAAAACATAACTGGATTAGGAAACAGTACTGGAGCGGCAAAAGCTGAATGGATGTTAGAGAAGTTTGCTGAAGGTTATAATGACATGTATTTCGTAGATGACGCACTACCTAACGTTCAAGCAGTGAAAGACGTTATGGAGCAGTTGGATATAAAAGGAAGTTCTGTTCAAGCTAGAATTAAATTTAGTAAAACAGCTAGCACTGAGTTTAACGACATGATAGAAAGAACATCTGGTGTTGAAGCTAAAAAAGTGTTTTCAAAAGGTGAAGCTGTAGTAAGAGGTGCTGGTAAAGGTAGATGGGATTTGTTTGTTCCACCATCAGCTGAGGATTTTAAAGGTTTAATGTATAAGTTTTTAGGAAAAGGGAAGCAGGGTGACGCGGATATGAAATGGTTTAAAGAAAACCTATTTGATCCATTTGCAAAAGGTATTAGAATGTGGAATACTTACAAGCAGAACATGTCTAATGAATATGCTTCTTTAAAAAAGAAAAATCCTAAAATAGTAAACAGTTTAAACAAAAAAGTACCAGGAACAAACTATACTGTTGATACAGCTGTAAGAACCTACTTGTGGCACAAGAATGGCATGGATATACCTGGAATGGCTGAGGTGACAAAAAAGAAATTATTAAACCACGTAACTAACAATAATGATTTAGTTAACTTTGCTGAAACATTAAGTGTTATATCTCGTGATCCAAATGGTTATATACAGCCAACTGAAAACTGGATGGTTCAAAGTATAGCAAGTGATTTATTTGGTACTGTAAAAGATGGTAGGAAAAGGTTTTTAAACGATTGGATTGAAAATAAAAATACAATATTTTCAAAAGAAAATTTAAACAAAATAGAAGCTATACATGGTTCTGGATATAGAGAGGCTTTAGAAAATATATTGTACAGAATGGAAAACGGTACTAATAGAGTTATTGGTAAAGATAAGACGGTTAACAAATTTGTTAACTGGATTAATGGTTCTGTTGGAGCGATCATGTTCTTAAACGTAAGATCTGCAGCGTTACAAACAATATCTACTGTTAACTTTATTAATTGGGGAGATAATAATATATTTAAAGCTTCTAAAGCTTTTGCTAATCTACCTCAATTCTCTAGAGATTTTGTTACAATATTTAACTCTGACATGTTGAAACAGCGTAGAGGTGGTTCGCAAATAGATATATCACATAGTGAACTTGCTGACGCGTTTTCTCAGAGTAGAGGTAAAGTAGAGTCAGTAATTAGGTGGATGTTAGAGAAGGGATTTGAGCCAACAAGAATAGCAGATAGTTTCGCTATATCTTTTGGTGGTGCTAGTTTCTATAGAAACAGAATAAATACATACATTAAAAATGGAATGTCACAAAAACAGGCTGAATCACAAGCATTTTTAGATTTCCAAGAGGTAGCAGAAGAAACGCAACAGTCTTCTAGACCAGATTTAATATCAGGACAACAAGCTGGTGTATTAGGTAGAATAATATTACCCTTTCAAAATACACCAATGCAGATGACAAGGTTAATGAAAAAAGCTGTATTAGATCTTAAGAATGGTAGAGGTGATGTAAGAAGTAATATATCTAAAATAATATACTACGGTGCTGTTCAAAACTTAATATTCGGTGCCTTACAATCTGGATTAGCGTTTGCTTTATTTGGAGGAGGTGACGAAGAAGACGATAAAAGAAAAAGAACACAAGGTATAAGAGTTTTAGATGGAGCAATAGATACACTATTAAGAGGAACTGGTGTTTATGGGGCAGCTGTAGCGGCATTAAAAAATACATTAAAACAATGGAAGTATGAAACAGAGCAACCATGGGCTAAAAGAGATGATATGAGAATAGCTCTTCAAGCTATTAGTTTATCTCCACCTATGGGTAGTAAGCTCAGGAAGTTGAATCAAGCTATAAAAACAGAAAAATATAATAAAGGTGTTGGAGAAAAAATAGGATTTAGAATAGAGAACCCTAATTTATCTATAGCAAGCGGTTTAGTAGAGGGTTTAACTAATTTCCCTATGGCTAGAATACAACATAAAATGAATAACTTAGAAGAAGCAATAACGGGTAACCATGATTTATGGAAACGTGTTGCTTTGTCAACGGGTTGGAGCATGTGGAGTGTTGGCGTTAGAGATGAAGAACTAGAACGGGCGAAAGCAGAAGCGAAAGAAGAAAGAGCTAAAAATAGAAAAATAGAAAAAGAAAAACGAAAAGCAGAAGAAAAGAAAGCTGAAGAAGAAAGAAAAAAGAGAGAGGGAATAAAAACTGTTCAATGCTCTGGTATTAGATCAAATGGTGAAAGATGTGGATTAACAACGGAGACTAAAGCTAAAACCTGGAAATGTCCGCACCATATGGAATTTAAAGATGGAATGGATAGAGATGGCGATGGATTAAAGGAGTACAGATGTACAGCGATAAAGGCAAATGGTAAACGTTGTAACAACAAGACTGAGAATAAAAATAAGAAATGTTATGCTCATCAATAAACATGTAATAATATAACTATGGCGTTCAAAATGAAGGGGTTTAAACCTCACAATATGTATAAAACAGAAAAAGCTAATACCTATGAGGAGCATTTAGCTTTAGAAAAGAAGGGTTATGATCATAGTCCTTATAATAAGAAATGTAACTGTTGGAAAGGTTACGGTAGGGTACCTGGTACAAAACCTTGTGCGCCTGGTAGTTGTAAGAAATCTTCTCCTTTAAATAGTAACGAACCTAGAAAAACTACAAAAGGTAAAGGTCGTAACTTTAGAACAGTAGAAGAAGGTGCTGGTATGACTGAAGCTGGTGTAAGAGCATATAAAAGAAAAAACCCAGGTAGTAAATTAAAAACAGCGGTAACTGGAAAAGTAAAACCAGGAAGTAAAGCTGCTAAAAGAAGAAAATCATTCTGCGCTAGATCAAAGGGTTGGACCGGTGAAAGAGGTAGAGCTGCTAGACGTAGATGGAAATGTTAACTAAAATGATACACTTATGGCGTTTAAAATGAGAGGTTTTTCTCCGTTTAACAAAAATGGGGTAGTAAAAAAGCGGAGAAAAAAACATGCTCGATCAATACGAAAGTATGCACATCATGTTGAAGGCGAAAAACCTAATACAGTGTCTACCCATTTGATGGTAAGCGATATTAAAGATAATCCAACTGGTATATATCACGTTTGGCCTAGTATTACAACTGATAAGGAGGGATATAAAAAACAAACTCCTAAGCAAGCTTATGAAGCTGGGGAAATGTATCAGTTTAAGAATAAAAAGAAAGCAGAAAAATTTGCTCACGGTTCTTGGAAGAAAGGTAAAAACAAGAGAGAAGCAATGAAAAAATATAGAAAAAGTAAAAACAAAAAATAAAAATATGATAAATTGGATTAATTCCTGGAAAGCAGGAAACAAAAAAGAAGTTTACGAAATAAATTTTAGATTAGGTACATGGACTATATTTGAAATCAAGTATTGTCCTTGTTCTGTTTGTGACAAAAAAGATTGTGCTAAGTTTAGATTTATGATCTTAAATCTTGGGTTTGAGATATAAAAAATGAAATGGATAGGTCAGCATATATGGAGTTTTATATCTAGGTTTCGTTCAGACGTTTATTTAGAAGATATCTCTGACGCTGGTGAAGATACAGATAAGTTCTTAGTTGCTAAATCAGACGGTAAAATAGCCTATAGATCTGGTGCAGATGTACTATCTGATATTGGTGGAGCTTCTTCCGCCTCTGATGTAACTGGTATAACGGTCGCAGCTGATAGTGGTACCGCTAGCGATACCGCTGGTAATTTAGATTTAATAATGTCAGGTGGCGAGGGTATAGATACTAGTGCCACTGGTTCTACAATTACTATAACCGGTGAAGAGGCTACGACATCAAATAAAGGTGTAGCTTCATTTTCATCTGACAATTTTGCTGTATCATCAGGTGCTGTTACAATAAAATCTGGAGGTGTTGATTTAACAGATGAAGTTACTGGAACACTACCTGTAAGTAATGGAGGAACTGGCGCTACAACATTTTCAAGTAACGCTATATTGTCTGGTAATGGTGGTAGTGCTATACAGGCGGAAGACACATCTATTGATGGCGGTGTAATATCACGATCTGGAACTATAGAATTAGCTGGAACAACAGTAACTTTAGATTCGGCTGGAGATGTTGAACTAGAGGTTGGGGGAGTAACGAGTTATATTAATACAACGGGTGTATTTAGGGGTAGTAATATAGGTGTTATTCAAGATGGTAAAATACCTATATCACCTACTCAATTTTTAGGAGCAAACTATAGATATACTCCACAGTATGACCTTTTAGCTGGTGGAATTAAAATGGCTAGCGCAAGTATAAACGCTTATGCTGAGGTTATTATACCTAATGGGTATACAGCAACTGGGTGTACCATGTACGGTACGGACGTCGATAACGATAGTACTATAAGATGCTATTCAGGATCTACTGTAGCTGGTGGAACAACTGCATTAGCTACAGCTGATACGTTTAGTAGTGGATCTGTTACTCATGATTTTGGGGCTAATGACGTAGATGGTAATGGTGCTGTAACTGTTGTTATAGAGTGGAACCCCGGTGATACCGTTGACGTGTTATTTGGAGGATTTATAAGTATAACAAAAACAACGTAATAATGGCAATATATAAAAATATAACATCAGGAACAACTACAACATTAATAACTAAAAATACTGGTGTTAGTGGTCGTATCAGTAAAATACTTATATCAAATAACAACAGTAGCACTGCTACAGGTGTATGTGCTATGATTGATGATGGAAGTGGAAATATATTTTATTTTATTAGAGATGTAAAAATACCATCAGGAGCAGCACTGGTTTTAGATGATAATTTAAGTTTTGATTCTAGTCAGTATAGTTTAAGAATGGCACACGACTCAGGATCTGGCAATCCAAACCTAACTGTAATTATTAAATAAATGGATTTAGAAGTAATTAGAATAAGTAGTGGTACTGATAGTACAAACGGTATACTACTTGAATCAATAGAACAAGGAAATGAAATAGATGGATGTTGGAAGCAAAGAAAATTTTTAGCATATACATTAGAAGATGAACAACGAGATGAAAAAGTATTTGGCGAGACAAGAATACCTGACGGGACTTATAAATTGGGTCTTAGAAAGGAGGGTGGATATCATCAAAAATATTCTAAACGCTTTGACGACATACACATTGGTATGCTCCACGTGCTTGATGTTCCTAATTTTGAGTATATACTTATTCACTGTGGCAATACTGACGAACATACTGCGGGCTGTCTTCTCGTCGGAGACTCCCAAGAAAACAACCAAATCAAGAAGGACGGTTTTATAGGTAAATCGTCTCAAGCTTATAAAAGAATATATCCACGAATAGCGAG